CACAGCTGTGAGTATAAACTAATGCCAGCACGTACCAAAATAGTCGCCTTTAGAATTAGAGGCGGAAAGATACAGAGAAGAAAGAAAGTATCTAACGTACAAGGATTCACCCTTAGGGGTGGTAAAATGGTTAGGATGTCCGCGGCAGAAAGACGCCGACGAAAACTCGGTGCTCGTCGCGGAAAGATCAAGAGAAAACGCAAGCTAGTGCAAGCACTAAGAAAAAGAAAACTGTCACTGGCCAAAAGGAAACGAATGGGACACTAAATGGGAAAACTAATCACAGAACAAATTGAAGATGTCCAGTTTATAGTTGAAGATCATCAAGGCAAGAAAACATATTGCGTTGAGGGTATTTTCATTATGTGTGATGTTGTTAACAGAAATAACAGAAATTACCCCTTTCCTATAGCACAAAAGGCGGTAGATGCGTATAACAAAGACTACATTATGAAGAATAGGGCCCTCGGTGAATTGGGCCATCCAGATAATCCAACGATCAATCTGGAAAGAGTTTCGCATATGATTACTACACTTAGACCAGACGGAACAAACTTTATAGGTAAAGCAAAGATATTGGATACTCCTATGGGCAATATTGCCAAAGGATTACTTGATGGTGGTGCTAAACTTGGCATTTCAACTAGAGGCGTAGGGTCTCTAAAACCATCTAACGGATGCAATATTGTACAGAGTGACTTTAAGTTGGCCACAGCAGGCGATCTAGTTCATGATCCTTCAGCCCATGAGGCATTTCTACAGAGCTTCATGGAGAATAAAGAATGGATTTATGAAAACGGTAATTGGAAAGAAGCAGAGTATGAGAAAGCAAAACGAGTCATTAAAGCAGCAAGAAAAGATGATATCGAGTTTGTGGCCTTAAAGCTATTTGAGAACTACATCTCAAAAATCTAAAATTTATAAATATATTACCATAAGGGAGTAATCAATAATGGGTAAGTCGCTAACAGAAACAGCAAAGAATATTATAATGAACGAGTCGAATGATCCGACTCCAGATAGAGATGCCAAGAAAATAACACCCAATATGGCAACACTCAAGCCGGGCGGTGAGTTTTCTCCTGGTGGTGTAAGCAAGTCCTACACAGGGCGGTTTGCAAATCCAAGAAACGCAAATGACCCATCATCTGGTAAAGGCCCTGGAGTACCTCCAAGGTGGACACCACCTGACGGACAGTCACCAGAAGAACATATTGAAATTGACGCAGTAGTAACACCTACTGATCCAAGAAACATCGGCGCGCTATCCGCAGGTTCAGTTGGTAAGGATACGAGCAGGTCAAGTCGCGCCCCAGTAGGTCCTGAGCCAATTCATGAGGACAAGGATGATGATGGTAAAGAACAAGCATTTAAAGATGAAGCGAACCGCCGGATGACAGACCCAGACAGGCGTTCCAGAACAAGAACCTCACACGGTCATAACGGCACCGATCCACGACGACAAGGTGCTGCAAAGGATAAGGGTGAAAAAATGGACGAAGAAGTTGAAATCTCAGAAGAACTTGAGGCATTCATTGAAAAGATGATTGAAGAAGGCCATTCAGACGAAGAAATCGCAGCGGCCATTGAAGAAAACTTTGAATTTGAAGAACAGGATTCAGGAGAAGTCCTTGAAGAGGAAGAAGCAACTGAGCAACCAGTAATTGAAATCCGTAGCATCAAGGAAGATGTTGACGCACTCCTTGAAGGTGAGCAACTATCAGAAGACTTCCGTAAGAAGGCAGAGACAATTTTTGAATCCGCAGTTCTAACCAGAGTTCAGCAGGAAGTTGCTGTACTTGAAGAAGCTTATGCTAAGTCACTTCAGGAAGAAATTAATAATGTGGTTGTAGAACTACAAGAGCACGTTGATCAGTATCTATCATATGTTGCTGAGGAATGGGTCAAGGAAAATGAAATTGCAATCGAGTCTGGCCTAAAGACCGAGTTGACAGAAGATTTCATTTCCGGACTAAGAAACCTATTCGCAGAGCATTATATCGATATTCCTGACGAGAAGGTTGATGTTCTAGAAGAAATGAACAGCAAACTAGAGCAACTAGAGAATCAACTAAACGAAGAAATCAAGAAAAATGTTGAGTATTCAAAGGTTATCAATGAAGCATCTAGATCATTGATTATCGCTGAAGCATGTGAAGGACTGACCGATACGCAGGCCGAGAAGCTTAAAGTTTTGGCAGAAAATATCGGTTTCACAACCCCTGAGGAATATTCAGAGAAGGTTCAGACCCTATCTGAGTCATACTTTAAGAAGAAACCAACACCTGGCCAAGCAACATTGGATTCATACGACAATGCTGAATCAGGAAAAGAACTAATTTCGGAAGAGGCACGAGGACCTATGGAACATTACGTCCGCGCTCTTGGAAGAACAAAGAAGTAATAGGAGTTAATAAAAATGTATCTATCAGAAGCACTAGAAAACAAGTGGTCTAAGGTTCTAGACCATGAGAGTGTAAGTCCAATTAAGGATCCTTACAAGAGAGCAGTTACAGCCATCATCCTTGAGAACCAAGAGAAGGCATTGGCTGAAGAGGCTCGCCAGTTGAATGAAACCGCGCCTACCAACAACTATGGTGGTGGTAACATCAACGCATACGACCCAATTCTTATCTCGTTGGTGCGTCGTGCACTTCCTAACCTTATCGCTTATGACATTTGCGGTGTTCAGCCTATGACCGGTCCAACCGGCCTGATCTTCGCAATGCGTTCTAAGTATAAGACACAGACAGGCAATGAAGCACTGTTTAACGAAGCAAATACTGCATTCTCTGGTACCAACGCACTAGGTGCAAATGGTAACGTGTTGCAGTCTTATGCTAACACCAACCCTGTTTATGATCTATCCGACAGAGACCTATATGGTTATGGTCGTGGTATGAGCACAGCACAGGCCGAAGCGCTTGGAGACGTTTCAACGAACCAGTTCGCTGAAATGGCATTCGCAATCGACAAGGTTACTGTTACTGCGCGTAGCAGGGCTCTAAAGGCAGAGTACACCATGGAACTTGCACAAGACCTTAAGGCTGTGCATGGTCTGGATGCTGAGACGGAGTTGTCAAACATTCTGTCAACAGAAATTCTTGCCGAAATCAACCGTGAGGTTATTCGTACAATCTACAGAACCGCTAAGGCAGGCGCACAGTACGGTGTAACAACCGCTGGAACGTTCGACCTTGATACAGACTCAAACGGCCGTTGGTCAGTTGAAAAGTTCAAGGGTCTTATCTTCCAGATCGAAAGAGACTGCAACGCGATTGCCCGTGAGACTCGTAGGGGTAAGGGTAACATCATCATCGTATCGTCGGACGTAGCATCGGCGCTTGCGATGGCTGGTGTTCTTGATTACACACCTGCGCTAAGTGCACAGCTTTCTGTTGACGACACAGGCAACACCTTTGCCGGTCTACTACACGGAAGAATCAAGGTTTACATCGATCCTTACTTCGGTGGTTCTTCAAACGGTGACGAATTGTGCACCGTAGGTTATAAGGGTATGTCTCCTTATGACGCTGGATTGTTCTACTGTCCTTACGTTCCTCTCCAGATGGTGAGAGCGGTTGGTCAGGATACATTCCAACCAAAGATCGGGTTCAAGACCCGTTACGGAATGGTTGCTAACCCATTTGCGACAACCGCAGGTGATGGTGCTACCACAACAGGAAATTCTAACATCTATTACAGAATTTTCCGTATTAGGAACCTTACCTAATAGAAAAAGACATAATTGGGTGAAAGTGGGGGAGGAGGCAACTTCTTCCCCATTTTTTATAAATACTCATTGTCAAATTGTCGGAGCCTGAAGTAATATGCTACGTTTTATACAATTTCTCATGGAAGCAAGAGACCATGTGGCGGCCGCCCAAGAAGAATTTGGCGGCAATCTCAATCATAGCCATGACACATACTTGCCTCCTGAACTCCATGGTAAAGGTCATGAAATAATAGCTCATCTACGAAAATTTGATCCCACACCATCAGGTAAGTATATGGGATGGGTGGTGAGAGAATACCATAATGGTAATATTCGTTTGGGGTCCAACTTAGAAGAGGATAAACACAAAATTCATGCTATGTTGGGTGCTTTCCAGAGCGCACCGAATAAAATATCTTATCCAGAAGAACCCGGAACACATCACACCACATCTTCTCTGCTTAGACCTAATGTCGAAGGTATTAGTACTAACATACTACATCACAGCGCGGGCGACCTTGGCAAAAAATTAGAGGGTCCTATAGCATCACGATTGGCAAAATTGGGCCCATCGAAAAGGGAAATGAAAAAGCAAAAGGCACAGCATGGCGCCACTAAGGTTTGGGAAAATGATCATGTGGAGTTTTGGCATTTGCATGAACATGAGGCAGCTGCTCGTTTTGATCCTGGTCGTAGCTGGTGTACAACACGCGATAAGGGCACATTTAAAGAACACTCATACGAAAGTCCCCTAATGGTAGCTGTACCAAAAGCAGAAGGGGGAATACCAAAAGATTATGGCAATGTTCAATGGCATACCGCATCAGGTCAAACCATGAATAAAAATGATGATCCTATTGATTTTGGCTATAGAGGAGGAAACAGGCCTGCTGACCCCGTTGAGAAAATGCATACTCTAATGAAACATGCGTTCGCAGAAGCACATTTTGCCCACCCTGAGATCGCAAAATTAAATCAACAAAACGAAAATTCAATGATGAAGAAAGATGCTATATCTCAAGTAAGAGATGTTCGCGCTGGTAAGCTTACGGTGGAGTCACAACATGGTAAAATGTATGAGCCGCTTCAGAAACATGTATATGATGAACATCCAGACAAAGTACCTGATATGATAAGACATATGGGAGGTTTCCTACACCCCAACGTTCAAGTTAGAATTGCACATGAACGCCCAGAATTGATATCGCACATGATTGAACATGTGGGTGAAAATTTACATGAGGAAGCACAGGCCATCATTGCAACAAGGCATCACAATGATCCAAATCATGATCATGTAAGACATATATTTGATAAGGTAGGTGTCCGAACCGATCGACATGTGGTGCATGCATCTATTGAAAGAAGGCCTGATCTGATACCACACATAATTAGACAAAAAAAGGATGCACTAGGTCATATAGCACAAAGAGTTATTTTGAGTAAACATCCGGAACATGCGCAGGATATGATAGAACATATGGGTGAAAATTTACATGATTTTACACAGGATTCTATATTGAGGCATGACCACCATCGTCATTTGATACCACATATGATCAGAGCGGTAAAAGGATCAATGAAACGTAACATCCAGTATAGTATAGCAAGGCATCACCCCGAACATATAGGTGAGCTGATAACTCATACAGGACAAAATTTTCATAGTGACTCACAGCTATATACATTGCAAAAGCATCCAGAACACGTTCCTCATATGTTACAATCTGTTGGACCAAAAACAAATATACATGTACAAAGTAATGTAATTCATAACCATCCAGACCTAATACCACTTATGATTAAACATGTTGGCCAAGGTATGGCAAGAAATGCGGCCGCCTATATTAGACAAGAGCATCCGCAACATGCTCCATTATTGGATAAAGCAGGTATTAAATGACTAACGTATCAGCACTAGGCACAATTCCATATAACAAAAGTTTGCTTCAGCTAACGAAGCATACCTTCATATTTCCTACTCTTCCGTTTCTGAAATACTTCATTCAGAACGTGAATCTACCTGGCATATCTACCTCACCTGTACCTGTTCCAAACTTGTTTGCTGACACATACAGGCATGGCGATAAACTGGTATTTGAGCCAATGACAGTGGTTGCACTTATCGATGAGGACCTTCGCGTATGGGAAGAGACCAAAAATTGGCTCTATTCACTAACCAAACCTGAGAAATTTCCTCAGTATATAAGGTTCGATGAGGCACGCCGCAAGGACTCTCCATATCATGATGGAGAACTAACCTTGTATAAGAACTCCAATGAACCAAACATGCGATTCAAGTTTACCGAGTGCCATCCTGTGGCCATGTCTGGTATAGACTTCAGTACAGTCGAGAATGCTGACAATATACCTACATTGGAAATACAGTTTAGATATGACCAATTCTTTCTGGAACGATTTTAGTACTTGACAAACTGGTAATGTTCCTCTATAATGTGGATTATTTGTCTACATTACTAAGGATTGACTATGAAAACTCCTGTGAATATCGACGCTCTGGCTGAAGAATGGGCCAAGGACTCAACCATGGACCTCACAGAGCCGTCCAAGGAACTGAGTAGAATTCCTGTTCTTCATGCCAAATACCTTAGAGTGTTGTCCCATCATAAACTGATGACAGAGAAGCATGCATTGGACTATCAAAAGATGAAAAAGGTCAAATGGGAATATTATTCCGGCGACCTCAACAATCCAGACGACCTCAAAGAATACAACCTACAACCAATACTTAAGAAGATACTAAGGCAGGACATACCCCTTTACCTTGATTCGGATGATGATCTAAATAGAATACTAGCCAAAAAAATCCTAAATAAAGAGATTGTGGACTTCTGTGATCGCATACTGAGAGAACTCCACAACAGAACATTCCAATTAGGAAATATAGTTAAGTGGGAACAGTTTATCCATGGTCAATAATATCACTGTACAAATACTCCAAAATCAACATCTCATTAAGGTGCTCTGTGAGGATAGCGTCGCATATGAACTACGCGACCATTTTTGTTTCGATGTACCTAATGCCAAACACTCACCCAAGTTCAAGTCGCGACTTTGGGATGGTAAGATAAGACTATTCAATGCCAGATCAAGGACCTTACCCAAAGGACTTGTTCACAAATTGGAAGAGTTTGCAAGGGAGAGGGAATATACTTTCTCATATCCAGACAGTCCTGTACCTGATGTAATTGATCCGGCAGACATGGTCAAGCGTATAAATCCAGCGATTCCACCTAGAGATTATCAATTGGATGCATATCGTGAGGCATTTGAGAACAAGAGACGCATAATCATATCCCCTACAGGATCAGGTAAGTCTCTCATAATCTATATGCTGACGGCATCAATACTTGGGTTTGATTCGACCATTAAGAGAGATGGTCCTAAGCCTGAAATAAAAATGATCAGCGGCAAGTGGGTCACAATACCACCAAAAGTTGTACAGACAAATGGTAAAAAGGGTATAATAGTGGTACCAACCATCAATCTAGTAAATCAGATGTATGGTGATTTCACAGACTATTCTGTATATAACAAGTTCAATGTGGAAGACAATATCCATTGTGTTCATTCAGGCGCAGACCCAAAAACAAATAAGCCATTGATAATATCCACTTGGCAATCACTATATAATTTGCCTGATAATTTTTTCGACGACATCGATTTCATAATCGGGGATGAATGCCATCTATTTACTGCCACTTCATTGAATAATATTATGGAGAAGTCAAAAAAGGCAAGTATAAGGGTAGGATTCACCGGTACACTGGATGGCACCAAAATCAATAAATTGGTTCTTGAAGGATTGTTTGGTCCTGTATATCAGAACACAACAACCAAACAATTGACTGAGGAAAAGTATTTGGCGGAACAGGATGTTCGCATAATAGTGCTAAAGCACCCGCCAAGTGTTTGTGAAGAACTCCATAAGAAGGGTGCGCCGATACTGTCCTTGAATTATCAGAATGAAATTCAACTTATCACAAACTCGGAGAGAAGAAACAACTTTATCACCAATCTAACGGTAGCTCAGGAAGGTAACACTCTTGTTCTTTTCCGATTTGTTGACCATGGCAAAGTACTTCTAGATTTGTTGAACAAGAAATTGAATGGTGATACCAGAAAGGTATTCTTCATATATGGTAAGACGGATGCGGAGTACCGAAATGAAATAAGAGCAATCACCGAAAAGGAAGATAATGCAATCATATTGGCCTCGGTTGGTGTATTTTCGACAGGTGCCAACATCAAAAACCTACACAATGTTATATTGGCCAGTCCAACAAAGTCAAAAATAAGAAACCTACAGTCAATAGGACGTGTGTTGCGTATAACAGATACAAAGAAGAAAGCAAAGATTTACGATTTGGCAGATGATCTCCGACATAAACGCAAGGAGAACTATACTCTGAAACACCTTAAGGAAAGACT